CTATCTTCTTTTGTTATACCTAATTCTTTTACCATTTTGGCCGGTAAACTCACTTTATAATTAATCGAGTTTTCATTGGCATTTCCACCAACTTTACCTATGATGATGTTCCTTTTGATCCCGTTCAATTTACTAACCTCTTTTCTTTTATTTATACTTATATAGTAAAACTTTGGTAACCAAAATGCAATTGTGTTTTAGAAAATATTACAATAATCGTTCGACAAAAAAGACTAGGAAATTTAATCCCTAGCCTTTGCAATTACATTACATAAAGCTTATTTTCTATATTATTATAAGTTTTTATTGGAAAATTATCTGGATCATATAAACACGCTTCTATTTGATCTTCATCAACCTTATTTTCACATATTTCATTAAATAAAATAAAAGCATCTTCTCTCTTTAAATATTCACTAAAAAATTCTAAACCTTCATTATCTGTCCAACTAACTTTATAATCATTCATTTATTTGCCCTCCATGTCTTTTAGAATTATGCTTACAAGTTCTTCCTTAGTAAATTCATCTCCTGGATAATATCCTCTTGCATCATAGAAGTATTCTTTTAACATTTCCATACTAGTTTTTCCTAACATTTCTTTCATTTTCATATCCCCTTTATTTTTTTATTTACTTATATATATGCTAACTATATTTAAAAGTTGCAAAATATTTTCTCAAAATAAAGAAATATTATTGTTATATATGCATATATTATTGTCAAAGGGGTATTCGCATATATATTCGCATGAGACGTATATGGAATATTTAAAAAAAGATTCTATGTACAAAGATTGGCTTATTTTAATGCGAAGAATATATTTGCCTTAATACCTATATTTAGGAGGTATATATATGAGTAATGCACTTCAACCTATATTTGATTTATTTTGGGATGCTGGAAAAATATTTTTTACATGGGTATTTGATGGATGGATAGAGCCGAAGAAAAGTTTAGATGATTTTTTTAAGGCAGCAAATATAAAAAATAGTTTAGGTGAATATCCAGAGGTTGTTATAGATAATAAAACTGTATTTGTTGTATTTGTTCCTGCTGGATTAAGCGTTGATGATTTTTTAAAGCATAAAGATGCACTAGAATTATATTTAAACAATGAAGTTAAAATGGAAGCATCTAGTGGCTGGGTTAGAATAGAGATGTTAAAGAAATTACCAAAGGTTATAGAGTATGAAATACCTAAAAAGACAAAAGAACTATGTATACCGTTTGCAGTAAGCGGAAAAGGGGTAGAATATATTAATTTTAAATATGAACCTCATGTGCTTATAACTGGTAATACTGGTTCAGGAAAATCAATAACTCTAAGAAATATAATAACAAGTTTAATAAGTTTATATCCAGATGAAGTTGATTTAATATTAATAGATTTTAAAATAGTTGAATTGTCTTTATTTAAATATCTTAAACAAGTTGAGCAATATATTACAGATACAGAAGATGCTAAAGAAGTATTATCTGATGAATTAGAAACATGTAAAAAAAGATATGCATTGTTTGAAAAAATAGGAGTAACAAATATATATGATTATAATAAAAAAGTATCTAAATATAAAAAATTAAAATATAGATTTATTGTAATTGAAGAATTTATTATGTTAGCTGAGGATAAAAAGAGAATAGCTATGAAAGAATTAAGAAAGCTATCTGTAATTTCTAGAAGTGCTGGTATATTTCTTATAATCACTGGACAAAGATTTGACAATACAGTAATTGACCTAGTTATGAGAAGTAATATAGGTAATAGGCTATGCCATAAAATGCAAGATGAAGCAAATAGTAAACTTATAATAGATGATGCTGGAGCAGAAAAAATAAAAGATAAAGGAAGAATGATTTTTAAATGCAATTCAGAAAAAATTGAGTGTCAATCATATTTTATAGATGAAAAAACAGTAAAAGACATCATAAAACCATATTTGGAACCCAAAAAAGAACCTAAAAAAGACATATTGTCTCCTAACACAAATAAAGGCACTTTAGGGAACGATTGTATTATAAAGGATAAGTTGCAAGACAAAGAAAATAAAATACCTCCTGTTGCAAATAAGAAGGTCGATTTTGAGTATGATTTAAGTTTTTTAGATAAATTGTAGGTGATAGTATGATAATTACAAATAGAGATCAAAAAATCAAAGAATTTATTGATGAAATGGGTATTTGTGATACTAAAAGTTTATCAATTATATTTTTTAATGGAAGTTTAAGAAGTTGCCAAGCACGAATGAAAAAATTAATCACAATAAATTATGTTAAGTGTTTTAGAGAAAGCATACCAGGGCAAAATATTTTCTATACTGGAAGAAAACCAGTTCAATGGAAACATAAAATAGTATGCTCACAAATTATAGCTGAACTTATGAAAAATAATATAGAAATATTAAAAGCTAGATGTCCTTTTAAAATTGATAAAGTTATAGTTGATTTGTTATTAGTATTAAGAATTAACGGAGAAATAAAAATATATTATTGTGAAGTAGAAAGAACTAAAAAATTAGATTTGAATAAATATCTAGATTTGCATTATAAAAAAGCATATAAAGAATATTTCCCTTTTGAACCTTCAATCTTATGTGTAAGTAATAAAAAATGTAAAAATGATAATATATTAGATATAAGAGAATGTAAACTTGATTTAAGTGATTTAATAGAACAAATAAAAGAGTAGGATAACCTACTCTTTTTTTATTTCTACTACATCTTCTATTTTACAATTTAGACATAAACAAATCTTTTCTAATATACTTAATGTCACAGATTCATTCTTAGAAAGTTTTGACAAAGTATTTGTACTAAAGCCTACTTTTTCCCTCAATTCTGTTTTGGTAATTTTTTTATCTATTAGTAGTTTCCATAATGGATCATAACTTATCATAAAGTATACCCCCATTTTTTATTTTAATTATATCATAAAATAAGTTGTGGATAACTTCTTAAAAACTGTGGATTAATCATTAGTTTTTTTATGCTTACTGACTTAAAACTGACAAAAGTTATGAATCAACCAAGCGTACACTTTAAAAATACACACTTTTATACATATAGAAGTACTCAGTATATGAGTAATTAAGTATAAGTAAGCAGTAATATATATTTATATAAATGTGTATACTGCTTACTCTTCTTAATATATATTGATATTATTTGCTATACATTTGACTTGATTTTTAGCTGACATTTTTATAAAACTGACAAATTGACTGCCACAAAATAAGGCTTACATTAATTACCTGTTGACTTTTGGTTAAATAATATATTGCTAAGATTTTCACTTGCCTTTCTATCCATTTCTTCTAATACATGACTATATTTATTCATTGTTATTTTGATATCTGTATGTCCTAACCTTCCAGATACAGTTTTCATATCTGTACCAGATAATAATAATAATGTTGCATTAGTATGTCTTAAATCATGTATTCTTAACTGTCTAAAATTATTTTCTTTGCAAAACTTTCGATAGTATCTATTTAAATCATCATTTTTATATGGTTTTAATTCTTTATTTAAGCAAACCAAATTATATTTATTTTCTAAAACACCTTGAAGTTTTAATTCATTTTGTTTTAGTTTTTCCTTTTTTAGCTTATTCATGAGCTCAATCGGAGCAGATAATAATCTTTTACTATCAGTTGTTTTAGGAGATTTAAAAATTAAACTTCCATCTAGATAAATAGAAATTTGTTCTATTTTAACTGTGTTGTTATCAAAATCAATATCATCCCATGTAAGTCCGTATGCTTCACCTTTTCTAAGTCCTAAAAGTACTATAAGTAAAATCGGAAGTTCAAAATGCTTATCTTCTAACAATTTAAAGAGTTGTAAAATTTCTTCCCTTGTATAGACATCAGCTATACTTGAAGCTTCTTTTTTAGGGCTTTTCACAAAGTCACATAAATTTTCTTTTATTTCTTTCATTCTATAGCATTCTTTTACTACTGACCTAAAAAAGCCAAATCTTGTTTTAGCACTTTCAACAGTAAAATTTTCATAAAGATAATTTAAATATCTTTGAATTTGGTGAATTGTTAAGTTTTCCATTTTAGTATCTTTGAAAAATGGAGCTACATTTAATTTAACCCAACTTAATCTATTTTTTACTGTATAAGGCGACCAATCACGTTTATTTTCATTAATATATCTGTAGCATCTATCAGTAACAGTTATATCATTACTAAACATATATTTCTCATTTTGTATTTCTGCTTTTAGTTCTATTAGATGCCTTTCTGCTTTTTTCTTTAATCCGTATTTAGCAATACTTTTTTGTTTTATTTTGCCAGCTTCGTCATAGTATTCAACTATAACATTGTAGTTATTATTTCTTTTTCTTATAAAAGTACTCTTGATATTATCCAACTTCAAACACCCCTAATTCCTTGTCTATAAACCAACATGCCAATTCATGATGATTTATTTTTAATATATTTGCTAATTTTACTATTTGCTTGATAGTTACATTCTTTTTATTATGCTTATTTTCTAATTCACTCAAAAAACTTTGTGATAAATTACAACGTTTTGCGAGTTCTTTCTGTGTTAATTTATGTTTTTTTCTTGCTGTTTTAATCAAAATTATTTTTACCTTTCAAAATATATTTGATTAATCCACAGTTTTTATTATTATGTCAGTTTAAATCGAAAATATCGCTGATGGCGATATTTTTTATGTTACAATTTTTATAAATAAAAACATAAAAGCTTATTGATAATAGAACGTATATTCGCTATTATATAAGTATATATAAGGGGGAAATTAAATTGAATGAAAATGAGAAAATGGAAATAGCAATATTGCTAAATGAATTATTTAATAAATCAAAAGAAGATTTTGAAATGATTGAAAAAAAAATTAAAGAAGTAATCAGAGAACCGAATTAAAGGTTCTTTTTACTTCTTTAATAATTCTCTTATCAATTTTTCTAAACTATCAGCTTTAGATTTTTCAATAGATGAAAATAAATTTGCAACTCTCTTAACTTCTGGAGGAAAATCTTCAAATTTTTTTATGTCAGTCCTTCCAATAAGATAATCTGCAGAAACATCAAAATATTCCGCGATTTTTTTTAAACCATCTAAGTCTACATATCTTCGACCTTGTTCATACATACCAATTGCACTACTTGAGCATTCTAATATTTTAGCTAAATCAGATTGTTTCATATCTTTTTCTTCTCTTAATTCTTTCAATCTTCTTCCAAAAACTTTATCCATTTTATTTATTCCTCCCAATAATATTTTAACACATGATGTGTTTTTTTAGAATAAAAAACACAAAAAGTGTAATAATACTATTGACAACACAGAAAGTGTGATGTACTATGTAAATATAAGGAACACAAAAAGTGTAATAAATAATAAGAGAGGTGAATATAATGAATAGTTTAGTTGATTTTAGAAATCTCAAAAATTTATCACAAAAAGATATGGCAGCATTAATAGGAGTAACACTTAGCCTGTACTCTAAAATAGAATTAGGTTTAAGAAATCCAAGCTATAATTTTTTAACTAAATTTAAAGCAGCTTTTCCAGATTCAGATATCAATAAAATTTTTTTTAGCGATTCAATCACACGAATTGTTTAGTGAAATTTTAACATAGTAGAAAAATAAAATCATTAGGGGGATGATGGAATATGAAGAAAGTTTTAACTGTTAAGGGAGTGTGGTTAATATAGAAATATGGAAAGATATAGAAGGTTATGAAGGATTATATCAAGTTTCTAATCTAGGTAGAGTTAAGAGTCTAAAGTTTAATAAAATTAAAATTTTGAGTCAAGGAATTAGTGGCTCAGGTTATAAAATAGTATCTCTTAGCAAAGAAAATCAAAGAAAAATTTTTTTAGTTCATAGATTGGTTGCAATGGTATTTATAAAAAATCCTAATAATTATCCTTGCATTAATCATAAAGATGAAAATAAACTTAATAATTTAGCAAATAATTTAGAATGGTGTACCCATAGATATAACTGTAACTATAAAAATCACAACAAGAATTTGAGTAAATCATTAAAATCAAGTGAAAAAATAAAGAACAAAAAATTATCAGAAAAACATAAAAAAAATATAAGTAAATCAATAAAAGGAAATAAAAATCCGAGAGCTAGAAAAATATTATGTATAACTACTGGAGAGATATTTAGTTATATAGAAGAAGTAGAAGAAAAGTATAATATAAAAACTTCTGGGATTAGTGCATGTTGTAGGGGAGATAGAAAATCCGCAGGTAAACATCCAATTACAGGAGAAAAGATGGTATGGAAATATATTGATTAAACAAGGGGGATAAAAAAATGAAATACAATAAGAAAGTCCTTACTGTCAAGGAAATTCAAAGCATACTACAAATATCTCAAAAAACAGCTTACAACTTAGTAAGACAAGCACTAGCTACTGGAGATCTGTTCAAAGTAATAAAAATAGGAAATAGATATAAAATTCCAACAGAATCATTTTTAAATTGGTTGGACCAAATGGATTAAAAGGGGGAAGAAAAAAGCAAATGATAATAGTAACTTGGATTCTTAAGATTTATTGCAACTTAGTAAGAGCTGGATTTGCTAAGAATGATTGGAATAGCTATAAGAAGTATCAGGACTTAGTCTTGATTGAGTTACAAAAGATAAATAAATAAGGGGGAATAGTATATGTCAGATTTATATCAATCTTACAAAACATTTAGCAATAATGAATTTGGAGAAATAAGAGTATTAGAAATTGAAAACGAGCCTTGGTTTGTAGGTAGAGATATAGCAACTGTTTTAGGTTATAGCAACCCACCAAAAGCAGTAAGAACTCATGTAGATGAAGAAGATAAGGGGAACATTAAAATACTTACACCTGGCGGTAAACAAAAAATAATAGTAATTAATGAAAGTGGATTATGGTGTTTAATTGAGAACAATCGTTTGATTTCTTGTAATATCAAACAAAGTTTTATAAAATGGCTAAGCTCAGAAGGGTTAATTCATAAAAGTAAAGTTATTAAAAGTAGAAAAGAAATTGAATTTAAATATCATTTAGAAAAACTATTTAAGACAGCTAAAAGAGTTGTTGAATCATATATAGATAAAGAAAATTCAAAGATTGTACTTGAAATAATACCTCAATATCCAGTATTGAACTATAGAATTGATTTTTATTTACCATTTTTTAATTTAGCAATTGAATATGATGAATATGAACATAAATCAAAGGTAGATTATGATAACAAAAGACAATACGAAATAGAAAAGTATTTTGAATCTAAGGATAGTTATATTAATTTCATAAGGGTAGAAGAAGGAAACGAAGAAAAAGCAATTGGAGAATTGATAGGGCATTTAATTAATTTTAGTTTATAGGAAAAGGGGGATTTGAAATGAAGAAAGAAAAAACTGCATACGAAAAATTTTTAGAATCTCAAGTTTCTTACTGGAAAATGATAAGTGCAGCAGAAAGAGAAAAGAACATTAAATTAGAAGAAATCATTAAGAAAATTGAAGAAAAGATATACAACTTAGAAGACAAGGAGGATTAATATGAATTCGCCCTATGTATTCAAAAGATGTTGCAAATGCAAAAAATGGTATGTAGCTAACACGATTAATTTTTATAGAAGTAAAAATGGTAAGCTTAGGTTAAGTGGCTCTTGCAAAGAATGCTCAAATAAATCTTCAAAGGAATGGAGAGAAAGAAATAAAAAAACTAGCAAAAGTAAAATAAAGAATAAGCCTTTAACAGATAAGGAAAGAAGGAAATTAATAAGAAAAATTTTGTTTAAAGTTACAGGGCTTAATTATGAAAAAAACGAAGAATGCAGACTTATTAAAAAGGAGGATTAATATGAACTGGATATTAGATGAAGTCAGAGAAAGTATTAAAAATAAGATTACAGTATGTGAGAGTTTCATGGAGTTATGTGATGAACAAATTAAAAATTATAAAAATAGATATGAAACTAATAGAGTAGGAGAAGCAGCAAACCATGAATACTGGAGAGCATGCAAAATAAGAACAGCATACGAAATCAAGGATTTAAAAGAAATATTGCAAGAAATAGATGTAATGATGCAAGAAGAAGTAAGGGACCTTGAGGAAGCAGATGAAGATATCAGAACTTTGAAAACAGATGCAACAATGGGAATATAAAAAAGCCCTATATAAATAGGACCCAATGGAAATTGATACTAAGTTAATTATACCACAATAACAAAAGAGGTGTAAATATGAGAATTAGAGATAGTTATTTAAATCAAGAGCCGACTTTTGAAAATAAACTACTTTATGCAATGTACACCAATAAATACGATGATAATGCAGAGGAAGCATGGGGTTTTATTGATGGAGCAAGGGAATGTTTAGAAGGATATAAACCTATTGAAGAACTTGAAGAATATATACAAAAGTATGAAATAGATAACAGCCCTTTGACAATATATGACAGGGGATATTTGCAAGCATATAGGGATTTTGTAAAACAAGAGAAGACTAAGGAGTGTGAAACTAATGAATAACAATAATGCATTGCAGTTAGCAACTTATACATTAGAAGGTGGACAAGTATTATCAGCCACAACTGTTAAGAATTATATAGCACCAGGAGCTACTGACCAAGAAGTTTTATATTTTATTGAATTATGCAAGGCTCAAAAGCTTAATCCATTTGTAAGAGATGCATATCTTGTTAAATATGGAAATCAACCAGCTCAAATTATAGTAGGGAAAGATGTATTTCTTAAAAAAGCTGGAGAAAATCCATACTTTGATGGATTAAAGGCTGGAATAGTAGTGGTTGATAAGAATGGAGAAGTAAAAGAACGTGAAGGCTCATTGAAAGTTCCAGGAGATGAATTAATAGGCGGATGGTGTGAAGTATATCTAAAAAATAGAGAATATCCTACTAAGTGTTTAGTTAGTTTAGAAGAATATATACAAAAGAAAAAGGACGGAACAGTAAATAGTATGTGGAGTAGCAAACCATGTACGATGATACGAAAAGTAGCTCAATCTCAAGCTTTAAGAGAAGCTTTTCCAAATGAATTAAGAGGATTATACGAAAAAGAAGAAATGGGAATAGATACTAAGTTACCAGAAAAAGAAATAGTTCCAGGAATGGCATCAACTAAGCAAAAGAATAAGATAATGGCAATGGCATCACAAAAGGGATTATATGATTTCAATAATCCTAAAGATATAAAAGAGTTAGAGTGTTTCTGTACTAGCAATGGATATGATTTAAAACATCTTAAATTTGAAGAAGCAGATGAAGT